GTGATAGGATCAAATAGTGTGAACTGAATAGTACCCCAAGTAGTTTTACCTTTAACATAACGTTGAACGTTAATGTGGTTTAAGGGTACAGAACCTTGTGCTACATTTATGGCTCCTACAGCTTTGATTTCGTAAGCTGGGATACCATCAATATACATGATGAAGCGGTTCGCCTGTTTGGGTTCAAACGCTGTGAAAAATATTTCGTTTGGGTCTAATACTGCCATTTTGCTATATTGTTTATTTTATTATAAATATTACTAATTATAACTCTTATGATGGGAAAGTAGCTCCCGTTGGTAAAATGTTGAAATCTAGGTAAATGAATTCAGCTGTCTTGGTTGGTTGTAGATAAATCTGACCAATCATCTGGTTTCTATCAATTACATCCGGAGTGTTATTGGAATCATCCATAATTACTCTAAATGCATATAAACCTTGACGTTGTTGAACTGATTCAAGATAAGGATTAACTTGGCTTAAGAATTGGTTTCTTGTAGCAATTGTGTTTTGTTCAAACACTAAGTTATTAGCTACTTGAGAAATGTAAGACTTAAGAGCAATTAACAATCTACGTACATTTACACGATCGAGTGCAGATGACTTTTTCTGAAGAGTTTTCTGACCATATACTACAACTCCAGTTCCTGGGAATGTAGCAATTGGGTTAATATTACCTGTGTAGAGTGTATTGCGTTGAGATTGTGTTAGTTTTCTTTCGGCTCTTACTACCGTATCTAGTCCACCGCGATTGATTCCGGCAGGTGCGAACCATGGTTCAGATACACTGTCATTGAACGCGTATACAGCAGGAATTAATGTTGATGCTGGTACGTAAACCAATTGACCCGTTCCTGGATCAATTGTTTGTATCCAAGGCCAATATGTTGCTGCGTATGAACTATTAATTGCAGTTGCTGAAGTTACAGCTTCGTTAATTGTATCATCATAGGGTCGAGTATCTATTACAGCAATAGCATCTCCTCTAGATTGAACTGTATCTACTAAAGTAGCAATTTGGGTAGAATTAACTGCAATAGTTAAACCTGGGACTGAAATTACATTGAACCTATAATCATCTTGGTTAGCCATCAATGATATTGAAGCTGTATAGTCGTTAGCTGAAATACCCTGGATATTAGTAGCAGTAACCCCTGATTGTGAATAGTAGGCGGCTCCTCCTCCGTAAAATAAACTACCTAAAGCTCCAGCAAAAGCACCGCTAGCTGCAGCTGGGATATAAGGTTGAAGCGAAGCTTGAGCTGTTCCGTTATTATTAAAGAAATTTGGGGTAGGGTTAACTACAGAAGATACGTAAACGTAATTTGAGTTTTTAGGATAATTACCTACTTCTTGAATATAGGAAACTCCGTCACCATCCGTTACTAAAGTTTGGAAACTATCACCAATTACTCTAGAAATATAATTATCCTGAGTTGGGTCTAATGATAGATTAGTCCAAGTTTCAAGTACAATGGGTTCTGTAGTTGTATCATTACCCTGTCTAACTAATAGACTAAATTGGCCTGATCCTGTATCTACTCCAGTGATCTGCCATCTTACGTTATCGGATGAGCCACTAGGTAAAATACCATTAGTACCTAATGAACTTGAGCTGTTCATAATAGTACCCTCAGAGAATGTTTTTAAAACAAATGAAGCTGATGTGTTAATAGCAGCTATAGAGGCAGAAGCAGGAGTAAATGATCCAGATGCTACTCTAGTTACTAATAGGGTTTGACCTCCTTGTTGGAAATAATTGTAAGCAGCAATTGAGGTAAAATAGCTATATTCTTGACCACCGCTCAAGAAAATATTACCGAATTTGTTTAAATAGCTACTGTAAGTAGTACATAAAGTTGGTACTTCTACAGGGCCTTTTACAGCGGGTCCTATAAGAGCTGCGCCTACGGTTACTGGTTGTTGAGTGATAAATGAGCTATCATTTTCTCTAGCTAATACTCCAGGTGAAATTAAAGTTTCTGCCATTGCAAGTTATGTTTTTGGTTTTATTATAAATATATGAAATTTC